CCTTTCTGAATGCGGAATTGCCGGACAGATGCCGAAGAATGACCTTTCTTGCCGCCTTGAATTCTGCCCCCACCATTCCCAGACGAATCAGGAAACACCGCATGGTGTACTTGGGATTGTCGGAGGTGTCCGGTTTGCGGTTGATGCGGCTCTGGTTCTTGGCAAATTCGCAGAGCATGGAAATGAAGGTGCAGTAGGCATCTGCATCACCATCCTGTTCGACTGTAAACCACGGAAATTCCACCTTTTCATCCGATGGAATGATGTCCAGTGAATCTGTTTGAAAAGCAGCCTGAAAAAGGGCAGCCTTGTTTTCGCAGATTTGCCGGAGATTGCCCAGTGTATGCTCCGTGAAGAAATCAGCTGGCATCTGCACAGTCAAGCCTTTAGATTCCAGTTCTGATGTGTCCGGAACAGCATAGCCCTGATTCTCCAGTTCGGCAAGAAGCCGTTCTGTTTCCTCACGGTCGGCTTGGTCGCTGATTTCCAGATTACCGGACTTGGTAACAGTGTAGCATTCACCGATTTTGTAGGCACAGGTGGGCATATACTGATATTCTGCTGTTGTTCCAATGATCATGGCTACCACCCACGCCAGTTTCTTTCGATTTTCTCCTGCAAAATGAAATTCAATTATCATATGTTTTCCTCCCGATTTTCGGTGATTTGCCTTTCGGCAGTACATATGTTAACTCTTTTTTCCACAGATAGCAACTGTGAGATGTGTAGAATTATTTCCCCTCGTTTTGTGCATAATAGGCGATTCCTGCCAGCACAAACAAAGCGTTGCTTGAAGCGATACCATTTCCCCACATTTTATAGGCAGCACTATCAGAATACGGATTCTTCAGCCACTTTTCAATCTGCTTACGGGATTTTGGTTTGCAGGTCTTACCGACAGCTTTGTTGTATGTTTCAAAAACATTCTGCCACCAATTTATCTGTTCTTCGGTCGGATTTTCAATGCCAATATCATCACACCACCAAGTCGGCATACCTTGCAGTAACGCGCATTCCTGGGGTGTCAGTCGTCTTACGATGTATTCAATTTCAGGAGTGCTGTCATTGACAACAGGCGGATCTTTGTAATCCGATGCTACAAGTGTGTTTGCTTTTTCCTTTTCAGCAACAGTATGGTGGGAATTTTTGCTTGTGGAGTATTTCGGATGAGCGATTCCGCCTGCCCCCGATGCAACGATTGTAGGAGATTTTTCTTCTTCCACCTGAAAACTGAATCGTGCGTTGTATCCCTGATTCATGGCAGGTCTGCCGATGCCGTAGGAGATGGCGTGGGTTTCTACACAGTTCAGCGTATACATGGTTTCCGATTCCTTGTATCCGTCACCATGATGTGAAGGTCTGCTACCGTTTCCTTCAACTACTACCATTCCGCCTTGATTTTTGCAAGGTGACTGATTGCTGGTATCAATGGTTCTTGAAGTATCTGCTTCATAAAATCCGCTGTTTGGATTGTTCGACAGCATAGAATTACTGTATTTTCCACAGATACCATATGCCTTTGGAACGAAAAGTGTCTGGTCGTTATTGCAGGAAAGAGTAGCAGATTTGTTTTTCTGAATCAACGCTCCACGTCCACTATTTCCGTGACCACATCGTATTTTCAGTGTTGCAGGAACAACCGATGATTCCACCACAAAAGGCTGATTGTTTCCGCCTGTTCCATAAGTTGCAGAAACTGTCTGAGCAACATTAAGAGGTCCTGTGTATCTGGTATCCTGAGAATGATTCTCGAACATCAGCCCTGAGCCTGTTTCTTCAGAGCAGTTTCCAAAACTTTGGGCAGTTTCTTGCCACGCTCTGAAGCTCTCCGCAGAATACCCAGACATGCCTTCTGACTCAAATAATATTTTTGAGGCACATCCGCCCTCAAAATCTGCGACAAGGTAGACACGCATTCTTCTCTGGGGTACGCCCCAGTATTGAGCATCGAACGTCCTGTAGGCGACAGAGAAATTTTCACCCATGATTTCTCCTGCCTTTGTCCATTTTTCAGGTTTAGGGACAGATAAATCTGCGTCTTTAATCTTACAGAATTCTTCGAGGACACATCGGAAGTCTTCTCCGCCATTTGAGGAGAATGCTCCTGTGACATTTTCCCACACTGCAAATCTCGGATATTTTCCATTGGTTGCACCTCTCATTTCCTTTATAATTCTGATTGCCTGAAAGAAAAGTCCTGAACGCTCTGCATTCAAGCCCTGACGCTTGCCTGCAACTGAAAGATCAGTACAGGGCGAGCCAAAGGTAATAATATCCACAGGTTCAATTTCTGCACCGTTGACGCTGTTGATGTCACCAAGGTGCTTTACAAAAGGCAGTCGCTTTTCGGTTACAGCGATAGGAAAAGGTTCAATTTCTGATTTCCAGACAGGCACGATGCCGGAAAGCATAGCCATCATGGGGAATGTTCCTGAGCCATCAAAAAGGCTGCCGAGCGTAAGAGGTTTATTCATCAGGCTTTTCCACCTCTTTTACAAGTTCACAGTAAGGTATCTGCTGTCCGTCACGGATAACATACACACCGTCAGCATCGCCGGTATCCTCAACATAGCGGCGGAGAATAACAGATGCATACTTTTCATCCAGTTCCATTGTGTAACAGATGCGGTTCATTTGCTCACAAGCCATAAGGGTTGAACCGCTGCCGCCAAACGTATCAATAACTACACCATTTGCCTGTGTGGAATTTCCGATAGGATAGCTTAAAAGGTCAAGTGGCTTTGAAGTTGGGTGATTTGCATTGCGTTTCGGCTTATCAAAATTCCAGATGGTCGTTTGTTTGCGATCTGAATACCAATGATGCTTGCCGTTCTGCATAAAGCCATACAGCACAGGTTCGTGCTGCCACTGATAATCCGAGCGTCCAAGCACCAGACTATCTTTCACCCAGATACAGCAGCCTGCAAGATGAAATCCGGCATCAATGAAAGCCTTTCTGAAATTCAGTCCCTCCGTATCCGCATGGAATACATAGGCTGCACCGCCTTTTTCAAGGTGGTCAGCCATACACTTGAATGAAGCAAGAAGAAAGTTGTAGAATTCTTCGTTTTTCATACTGTCATTCTGAATGGTAAGTCCACTGGAACTCTTGAAAGAAACGCCATATGGAGGATCGGTCAGAATGAGATTTGCCTTGGTGTCACCCATGAGAGCAGATACATCTTCTGCAGATGTGGCATCACCGCACATCAGCTTGTGTCTGCCAACTGTCCATATATCGCCACGCTGGACAAAAGCTGCTTTTTCCAGTGCAGTGGTGAGGTCGAAATCATCGTCTTTCACTGTGTCACCGCTGTTTGTATCAAACAAATCTGCAATTTCAGCTTCATCAAAGCCGGTCAGACCAAGGTCAAAACCGAGATTCTGCAATTCTTCCATTTCAACGGACAGCAATTCTTCGTCCCAGCCAGCATCTAACGCCATCCGGTTGTCAGCAAGAATATACGCTTTCTTCTGTGCTTCCGTCAGATGGTCGGCATACACACAGGGTACTTCTGCAATGCCTTCTTCCTTTGCCGCCATGATGCGTCCATGTCCAGCCAGCACATTGTATTCCCGGTCGATAATGACCGGATTCACAAAGCCAAACTCACGAAGGGAAGAGCGAAGTTTCAGGATCTGTTCCTTGTTGTGGGTTCTGGCATTATTCGCATATGGCACTAACTTGTTGATGTCAACAAGCTGAAATTCTGTAGTTGTGGTCATGCTCCATTCCTCCGCTTCAAAACTTTCTGTAAGCCTTTTCTGGCATCCAGCACTTTTCCGCTGACCGCCTGTCCTTTTATGGTGCGGTATTGCTGTTTGGTCATCTTTTGGCGATTGGCTTTCAAATCTCGCCAGAACTGGGTATCTTCTTTCATGTATTTCTCACTTTCTGCTGCTCAGAAGCTGTTCCATCAAATCATCCTGCGGTGTACCGTCAAATTTGGTCGTGCAGTTCTGTTTCACAATATCGAAAATCTCATACCAGAGCAAATTTGCCTGTTTCTGAAATGTCTGGCTCATCTGCACAAACGGAGAGGCGATAACGCCACCAGTGGTCGGATGCTTTCCCAGCAGTCCATAGGTACTGAGGGCTTCTTCACACTGTACAAATCGGGCGAATGCCTGCGAGTAGCTTTCCAGCAGCCGTTTGTTGACGTGCTTTTCACAGCCACGCTGTTTCAGCCAGAGCCACGTTTCTTTGTACACAATGTCTGCTCCCAGCGGTTTTCCGTTCTTCTGCCGGGCAGACAAGTACGCACTGGGACTTGGCATATCCGCACCGGTCAAATCAGCGGCATCGTCCAGATCAGCTGCATCCAATTCCGGAGCATGAAACTCCATAATATCTGCATCCTTGCCCTCTGCGATCTTGTCGGAGAGGGCCTTCGGCTTATCGCCCGCACGAACTCGTCTGCCGCCTCTTCTTGTACCGTCCTTTGCCATCTGATTTCACCTGCCTTTTGAGAAAAAAACAGCCGAAACTGCGTAGGTTTCGGCTTGTTTGCATATTTTCGGGGTTAATCCCCCGTTTGAACCTTGGTTTTTGTGCGTGAGAGGGAACGCCGGTCTGTAAAAAATTCACAATTAGCGATTTTTATCCCCCCACCGGCAGCATTTCTGACACAATCAATACCGATAGACGGGATTTCGGTCTTCCGTCCATGTCTTGCGGTCGTGGCAGGACTTGCATAACGCCTGCCAGTTGCTTTCATCCCACATCAAGTGCGGATCACCACGGTGAGGAATGATATGGTCGACCACGGTCGCTGCCGTGAACCGCCCCTGTGCTTTGCACCGCACACACAAAGGATGCCGGCGGAGGTACGCCTTGCTCAGTCTCTGCCACTTGCTGCCGTAGCCACGCTTGGCAGCAGACGGTCGGTCTGGATGCAGTGCCTTGTGCTGTTCACAGTAGCGGCTGTCGGTAAGGTTCGGACAGCCTGGGTGACTGCACGGGCGTTTACTCTTCCTCGGCATAGCCGACACCTCCTTCGAGTATAACAAAAGCCGCTGCGGTCAGATCACAACGGCTTTACATAATTCTTCTATTATACAGTTTACCACATATCCTCGTGTAAGTCAAGTTTTATGAACTCTCATCAACTCTCAACTTTTCGAGGACTTTGGTATGGAGACGGTAGATATTCTGTACGCTGTAGCCGAACTCCGAAGCGATTACTGCCCACGGCTTGAATTCAAGGTAACGCTTGGTAAGCAGGTCACGTGCATCACTGTCCTCCACCTGACGGATGCGGTTTTCCATGTCAGATATCAGGGCATCATACTCCGCCTGCGTTTCCTGTATCTCCTGTTCCAGTGCCATGATTTTGAATACAGTTCCTTCCATCTTGCTGTGGTCGGGAGATACCGTCTTTGGCATATCGCTGATGCCGCTGCCATTCATACCCTCAGCTCTCTGACGCAGCAGACGGATTTCATGTATTTTCCGGTTGATGCGTTTGCGGAGTCGTTCCGCTTTGTTCCAGTATTCCTTCATGCTGCTTCCTCCTTCATCATAACAATCAGCTTCTTACCGTCTAAGTCGGACAGAAAGGCAAACCACTGCGACCGCAGGAAACGCTCGCATTCGCGGATCGTGCCTTCGTCTTTTTCGCTCAATGCCTGTTTGTAGTCCAGCAAAGCTCTCTCAATAATTGCCGCAGACAGCGGCACATATCCTTCGCTCATTTTACTCTCGCTTTCACTGCACTCATCATTGCTGCTTGTGTTTTATCCTTGTTTTCCAGAACCTTCATGATATCTTCATCAATCGTTCCCACCGATACGATGTGGTGGATTACGACCGTTTCGGACTGCTGCCCCTGACGCCAGAGGCGGGCGTTGGTCTGCTGATACAGTTCCAGCGACCACGGCATCGTGTACCAGATGATGGTGCTACCGCCAGACTGCAAATTCAGTCCGTGACCTGCGGAAGAAGGCTGTATCAGTGCGATTGGTATTTTGCTTGCATTCCAGTCGGCAATGTCTGTATCGGTCTTGATCTCTCTGCACTCGAAACGCTCCATGATGCTGTCCCGTTCATGCTTGTACCAGTATGCGATCAGAACAGGTTTGCCGTTTTGCGCTTCGATCAGATCTTCCAGTGCGTCCAGCTTGTGGGAATGTATCCGCATCACGTTGCCGCCATCGGTATAAACCGCACCGCTGGCAAGCTGTGTCAACTTTCCACACAGGACACCTGCATTTGCTGCTGTAATGGAATCCCGCATGAAGTCCAGACACATATCCTGTTCCATATCTTTGTAAATTGCTGCAGCCTTCTCATCAAGTTCCACTCTATCCGCTGTCGTTACCAGCTCCGGCATGGTCAGGTGGTCGGTGGTTTTCATGGAGATGCTGATATCAGCGATTTTGCCGTATATTTCCTTTTCCGCGCCCTTTCTCGGTGTGTAAGTGAAGCCGTTCCAGTCCGGTGTAAAATAAGCATCACGATACTGTCCGATACGCTTGCCGAGACGTTCACCCTTGTCCAGCAGACGGAACTGTGCCCACAAATCCATGAGTCCGTTGCTGCATGGTGTTCCGGTCAGCCCTACGATGCGCTTTACGAAAGGTCGTACCTTCCGTAGTGCTTTAAATCGCTTGGACTGATGATTCTTGAAGGAACTCAGCTCGTCAATAACGACCATGTCAAAATCAAACGGCATTCCGCTGCTTTCAATGAGCCACTGCACATTCTCACGGTTGATGATGTAGAGGTCTGCCTTTTGCCGGAGTGCCGCAAGCCGCTGTTCACGGCTGCCCAGCACCAGACTGTAATTCAGCCCCTCAAGGTGATCCCACTTGGCGATCTCGGCAGCCCAGCTATTCTTGCATACACGAATCGGGGCGATGATCAGTACCTTGCGTACCTCAAACTTGTCAAACATGAGGTCGTTCAGCGCCGTCAAGGTGATGCTGGTCTTGCCGAGTCCGCATTCCAGCAGGACTGCCGCCTCTGGGTGTGTTTCGATGAAGTCCACAGCGAACTTCTGATAGTCATGTGGTTTGTATTTCATCAATGATCCCTCCAATCTGATCGGGGCTGTCCAACACAAATGCCTTGAAGCCCAGCCGCCGAAGTGTTTTGATACGAAGTCGCTGCAGCGACCGGGGCTTTTCGCCGGGTGTTTTGACCTCCACGAAACCGATTCTGCCGAATGGCATCAATACGATGCGGTCTGGCACACCTGCTGTTCCGGGAGAGGTAAACTTCCAACAGACACCGCCTTGTACTTTTACGGCAGCGACCAGTTTTTCTTCAATTGATTTTTCTCGCATAAAATCGACCTTTCTGGGAAATAGTGCAGGTCGGTGAATGTCATTTCCAAACCTTTCTATAGGAAGAAAATTCTATGTTTTTTCTCGCCTGCGTAAGGTCTGTATATGAGTTTCACCGACCTGCACTTTCCCGATTTTACGTCGTTTTTGAATGATGAAAGTGCAGGTCAATCAAGAAATTCCAGACGAATTTGAAGCCCATAGACGGTAATTCCGCTATTCAGCTTCTTGCGCTTATATCCTGCCTGCTCCAACGCACCGTAGAAATCGGTCGTGCTGCGGACATACTCACCATTCTCTATGCAATACTCACGATAACGCTTATACAGCTCTCCGGACTTCTCCTGATAGGATGCATCTACATCGCAGCAATCATTGATGAATGCTCCAAGCCAGTCATTGCCGTCACGATACGCTCCGATCGCATCCAACACACATTGTGGGCGGTCTACCTTGAAATCGGCAGCGACCACCTTCATCGCGCCCTCGATCAGCCACGAAAGAACCGCACCGCCTGCATTGTCAATGAGATACTGGGTATAATTCTTTTTGTCAGCCTGTCCCTGAATCTTTGCATGGAACGGAATCACGATCAGTCTACGCCATGTGCCGTCATCGGAGGCAGACACCTTCGGCAGGTGGTTGGTATACAGCACCAGCGTGTGGCTTGGCTCAAAAGAGAACGGAGCCTTGAACTTCTTTTCTGCGAAAATGGGATCGGTCGAACAGAGCTGTTTTACCACAGAGGTATTCAAACGCATACCTTCCTGCAGCTCGGCAGCAATAATCAGCCGCTTGCCCTTCAACTCTGCCATTTCGGGCTTCACGTTCCGCTTGCAGTTGACGGTCAGGGCGTCAGCAGAGATATTGCCGGAATAGCTGCCCAGCACCTTGTAAATTACATTCCAGAATGTCGATTTGCCGTTGCGTCCATCACCATAAGCAATAATCATCGCCTCGGTGTATACCTTTCCAATCAGGCAAAGTCCGCAGATCATCTGGACATAGTCAATGAGACTCTGGTCGCTGCAGAAGAACACCTGCAAGGCTTCCTCCCATAACTGCCTGCCTTCCTCATTCGGCACGACCGCTGTCACTTTGGTAATCAGGTCAGCAGGATCAGTCGCTCTCCAACCGTTAATGCCTTTCGTCAGATCATAAGTGCCGCCGGGCGTATTCAGCAGCATAGGATTCCCGTCAAGCTGCTCTGGGTGCTTCAGTACCAGTGGTTTGGCGGCATCAAGGGCGTTATTCAGACTTCGGATGTTGCGATACTTCATCACGAAATCGTGGTATATCTCCGAAAATCTGAATAGCCCATATGCAGCACCCTGCTCCGGATTCAAACTATCACGGAACTTTTTACCACCCGCTTTTGCCAGCATTCTGGGAACGCCGAGCTTTTCCAGTGCACATAAATGTTCTTCCATCTTGCTTTCCGCATCCGAAAGCTGGGCATCGGTATGTTCAATCATCGCCATGACCGCCGCCTGTTCCGATTCCTCCCAATATACACCATTGTAACGCAGGTAATTGGTAGCAACCGTGAAGGTGATTTCCTCGCCAAAGCAGTCCACGAAAGTACGGGCTTCACCGACATCGGAAAAATCATCCGGCAGGAGAGGATTTTGTCCGAACTGGTCGGGCGGAACATATCCGTCCTGCGAGGTAACCTTGCTGCCGAACTTGCAGGCACTGTTCCAGATGCTTTCCAATTCCGTATCATCAAGAGGAGGATTGCACTCGGCTGCTTTGTCCAGAAATTTCTGACGGGCTTCATCCGTCACACCGAAACGCTTGACCAGTCTGCCCGCAATACGGGACAGGGTGCTGTTGCGCTGCCCTTCTGGAATGCTGCGGTTCGATTTCATCAGTGTCAGCCAGTCCTCGATAGTCAGACTCCCTTCGTGCCAAACCACCTCACTTTTCGAGCCAAACAGAAAACGGGAGGCATCCAGCGCATTGCCGTCAAAGAAGGGAAGTTCCTTGTAGATACGGGCTTTGATTGCTTTGTGAAATGTTGCATCCTTGCATGGCGTTGTCGGGAAAAATACATGGAAACGAGGGCGGGCGGATACCGAGCCTTTCGCCAGCATATGATGACGACTGTATGTGACCGCAAATGCCACATCTGTTAGCATCTCCGACAGCTTTTCGGGCGTGATCCACTCGTCCGTATCGTCGGAATGGTCGTTGTCACAGTCCATCGGCACAACATCCGAGAGCTGGAAGTTAGTGTCACTGCGGGAAAAATTATCATACAGCGCACACACATGATCGAAGGCGACCGCCTTCTTTAGGTCAGCTTCAGAGGTAATGACTTTCTGGTGTGGGTAGTTGGTGTTCTTCGCATTGCCGGTACAGTCGGCAGTATACAGGGTAAATTTCATAGTTTTTCCTCCAATTCTTCCGTAAAATAACGGATTCTCATGTGTTTACGCTTCGCACGGTCAATCTCCGCCTTCATGCCTACGGAGATATTCTCACCGAACACCCAAAGCTCAACGCACTTGCTCATCAGCACCCAGTTCATAAAAATGGCTGTATCCCGTTCCTCTGGAATATCGTCGTCCATGAACTGCGTAAAATAGATGTGCGGTGCAATCGGCAGATAGTGCTTGTCTACGGCAAAGCGGCTGTATCTCTTGGCGTTCTTGATATTTCTCTCCGTATCTCCGGAGTAAGGAGAGCAGATATACACAATGGGTCGAAAGGCGGCAGCCTTGCGGACTGCCTTTTCTTCCTTTTCCAGACGGGTGAACGCCTCGTGTTCTGTAGGGCTGAAATAGCCCTCTGCGTTGTACTTATCTGCCATTGCCGTGCTCCTTTTTTATGCGTTCCGCATACCATTCCAGATGACGCTTTCTCGTTTGAAAATCTGGAACTGACAGCAGCAGACCAATATCAGCCTTTTGCAGAACTTCAAGCATATTGATTTGCTTCTGCGTCAGATATGGGCGGATGCTGGTCTTTTTCTCAATACCATGAAGCACTCTGAACTGCTTTGCCGTCATGCCAAGTACAATACGGTTGAGCATATCGCATTCATTGCTGAAGTGATAAGGCTTCGGGTTGTCGTTGATAAGACGGATATTCTCGGTAAGCAGAGGAAATTCCTGCCTTGCCGATACAAGCGTTCTGATGAAAGACTCCATCTCGTTGAAACGGCGTATGTACAGTTCCTTGAACTGTGCCGCCTTTTTACCACGATAGCCCATTGCCAGAAAGACGAAACCGTCACGGGTCATAATGTAACACGGCTGCTTATGTCCCTGTTCGTTGATGTATGCCGACTGCACAAAATTGTGCAGTCGAAATTCCTCCGAGCAATCAAGTTCACGAATATCACGGAGGACAGCTCTGTGTTCCTTTTCAAAGAACTGTGCCACATAGCGGCTGTCTACTCTGGCGGTGTCATGTTTATCGACGAACACGCCGTAATCGTCCATAGGAATCAAACTTTTCATTTCAGTGCCTCCATTCTTTTCTTCGAGCAGGCAGAACAGCAAACTGCCGTGCCGTACATATCGCCCATGCCGTCTGCAAATACAACAGACAGGTCAACGGATACTTCCTTACCGCAGTCAGGGCAGGTGCAGAACACATTTTCATCGTTCAGTTCTACCTTGACTTCAACAGTGTCATTGATATTTTCCTTTACATAAAACATAGCAAAACCCTCCTAAATTTCTTCTCATTATACAGTCCTTAAAAATATGCTGAAAATTAGCCTGCTCCTAATCTTTTTTATAAAATTCACACTCGTACCCATCAGCCCGCAAGAGCAGCCCCTCTGCCCACTTCGGTGTACGAGCCATCTGTTCGCAGACAGCCTGCAGTGACATTCGTCTATCAGCTTCAATAATCATTTCATCGTGGATATGCCCGACGATAAAGCAGTGAGACAATGTCTGTAGGGAATAAAACAGCAAATCACGAGCTATACCCTGAACAATATTTTCCACGAGCTTGCCGGAGTATGTCTCCAGCCGCTGCCACTTCTTTGATGTGCCGACACCGTCATAGGTAATAGATTCACCGCCAAAACGGTTCTCTTCAATACGTGGCTTTACGTAGGCAAGCCGTCTGCCGGAGGGGAGTTCAATAAACAGAAATCCAGATTCATAGCTGAATTTGATACCGTGTGTTTCTGTCTGAGTTTTGCCGCTGACTGCCTTGATAGCCATCCTCTCCACGTCCCACCAGAGCTGTACGATGTTGGGCGATGCCTTCCGCCAATCTGTGACAATTTGCTTCAGCTCATTATCTGAAAGTCCCATAGCGTCTGCACCGAACGCCTTCATAGCACCTACGCTGCCGCCATAACCACACGATAATTCGGCACATTTACCTTTCTGCCGCAAATGTCCGTTCACGCCGTGCTTTACAACAGGAACACCGAACATCTTTGATGCCGATGCACAATAAATGTCCTCGCCATTAGCAAAAGCGTTCATTCTCCACTGTTCGCCTGCAAGCCATGCAATAACACGGGCTTCGATAGCAGAGAAGTCCGCTACGATGAATTTATAGCCTGCTTTCGGTACAAATGCTGTGCGGATAAGCTGTGAAAGTGTGTCGGGAATATCCTCATAGAGAAGTTCCAGAGCGTCCATATCGCCGGAAAGAACAAGATTTCGTGCCGATTCTAAATCGGGAATATGGTTCTGCGGTAAATTTTGCAATTGTATAATCCTTCCTGCTTCCCGACCTGTACGATTTGCACCGTAGAACTGGAACATTCCTCTTGCACGGCCATCCGAGCAGACCGCATTTCGCATTGCTGCATACTTTTTGACAGAGGATTTGGAGGTTTGCTGTCGGAGCAGCAGTACTTCACGAATTTCCGGCGAAACTTTATCTATCAGTTCCTGCACTTCCTTTTTGCCGAGTGATTCTATTTCTACGCCGTGCGATTTCAGCCAACCTTTCATTTGCTGCACGGAGTTTGGATTTTCAAGTCCTGTCAATTCGCACAGCTTTTCAGTAAGATGCTGTTTTGCACAATCGCCGATACGAATTGCATTACGGACAAGCGGCAAATCAAGCTGAATGCCGCGGTCGTTGATTTCTTGGTCAAGGTGGTATTCCTTCCATACGAAATAAGGAACAGGGAAACGGCTTATTTTCCTCTCGATTCCTATTTCCGTCTCCACGTCACGCTTGTTGTATGCTTTGAAAACCGCCCACTTATCAGGAGCATCGGACGGAACATGAAACAGCGGTTTATCGCCGTCATAGGCATAGGGGACACAAAAATACTTGATGAGAGCTTTGCCCTCTGTCATCTTCTGCTGTTCGAGTTTCAGGACCGAGCCGACTCCTGCCAGCGTCAGCGGCAATCCAAGGTAAGCGGACGCTGCCATAGAGCAGTGCCAAGAATCAGGACTAAGATAATTGCCGACAGAATCCTGTGGAATGCTGTAACTGTGGAAAATATCGGGATAATTGCGTTTCAGCCAGACCGACAGGCATACGCGCTCAAAAGAAGCGTTGAAGCTGTGCTTTGTGACAGAATCGTCCGTCAAGGCATGAAGAATATCATCGGGGAGCGACTCACCGCTGGCAAGGTCAATGACCTTCACCGGAGCATCGTCTACGGAATAGGCAAACAGCAGAATATCAAAATAAGGAGAATCGGCATAGCGGTATACGCCTGTTTTGGTAATGTCTGCGTCGCTGCGAGTTTCCAAGTCAATCATCAATTTATGCATATTATCAACTCCAAATTTCCCACCCACGGTTCACACCGCAAACGCCCACCCGTCTGTATCAGTTAATTATGAAAGAAAATCATCGTCGTCATCGTCTGCAAAATCGTCCTCTGCACGGGATTTATCGCCCAGCGGCTCTCCGTCACGGAGCTTCTGGAGATTGTTCAAACCGCAGGCAATTCCACGGTTGCCATTGGTATTGAATGCGTAGAAATTAATGCTTGCACGACCGTAGATACCGCTGTAAAGTTCGCTGGTATCGAGAATCGGCTGGCAGTCGGCATCTACGACACCGGGCTTTGTTGCGCTGTTTGCGTTGATGAAGTAGCTGTCTGCGTAAGCCGGGTCGTCCGGTCTTTCTTCATCGCCGTCACGAAGAGGCGTTTTGAGCATCTTAAGTGCGGGAACAGACTTGCCGTTTCCCTTGAGTTTGGACTGTCCCTCGTCATAAGCAGCCTTGATTGCCGCTTTGCATTTCTCCACCGTTACGGTATCGCTTTTCGGAATGATAAGAGATACGCTGTACTTCGGAGTGCCGCCGTTGATGCTCTTCGGCTCGTTTACGATGAGATAGCTGAAGCGAGTATTTTTGCCCGTGACCACCTTTGTCGGATTCATGATCTTTGCCATAATAAAAACTCCTTTACTCTTTAAAATCTTCTGCTGTGGGATTCCACGCTTTCCGTTTATCGGAATCGGGAACCAGTGTCGGTTTGCCCTGTGGTTTCTCAATAAGAGAGCTGAGCAGGGTATCAAATTTTTTCTTGCCGAGCAATTTTGTCATTGCGGTCACGCCCATGAGCTTCTTTTCAAATGGGTCATATCCTGCATCCGTGACAACTGCCGCAACGGCATCATCATTTGTGTATCTGCGGTTGGAGCGACCTTCCACGATCTTATATCCGGGGAACTCCTTACCGCTGATTGCCTGTTCAAGTGCATATGTTTTTACATCGTTTACCCAACCGATAAAGGTGTCCGCACGATTGAGAATCATGCTGATTTCATCATCGGAAAGTGTATCAGGAACGGCAAAGTCGTACTGTGCCATTTGGAGATTGTACTCCGCACGCTTGCGGCAGGTTGCCTTGACCTTGCAGAACTGACAGTGTTTGCCTGCCTTGTATTCGCCCTCGCCATTGGCGGCAAGAGCTGCTGCCGGAACGAGGATTTTTTCTGCCCATTCGAGCAGTTCTTCTTTGCTAATTTCGGCAATGCTAATGTTGTCACGTCTTGGCTGAAAAATAATCATGCGGACGGTCTGAATGTCATACAGGCTTTCAAACAGGTTTAATGCACCTAATGCGTACATTCTCATCTGCGGATTTTCCTCTGCTTCTACTAAAATTCCCAGTCCATACTTGAAATCTATTACCGTAAGCATACCGTCAGCTACGATAATACAGTCGGCTGTGCCGAAGCTCTCTGCCACCCAACGGGTAAAATCAAGACGCTGTTCTACAAGGACAAGCGGGTCGGAGCAGTTCTGCTTTGCCGTTTCGACCTGCTCCATGACAAATTCGCAGTAAGTATCGCTGCATTCCGCCATTTCCTCATCGAAGTATGTCAAATCTTCAGTGGGGTCTCGAACCCTGTGTCCGAGAGCCTTTTTTACCTTGTACTCGCAGAGGGCGTGTGCGTCTGTACCTTGTTGAGCATAGCTGCTGGATGTATCCTGTTGTACCGCATTTTCTTTTGCGGACGGCGGGCAGTTGATCCAACGCTCACTGCTGGATGGCGCGAGAAGTGCGTGATTACCCGGCATTTGCAATCACCTTCGCTTCTGCAAGCAGTGCTGTGTAGTCCGACTCTGCCACATCGGAGAGCTTGTCTGCCCCGAATTTCCGGAGCAGCTCCTTGACTTCAGCAGTATGACCATTGCGGGAAATCTCCGACAGACGGCTGCGGAGTTCTACAAAAGTAACAGTCTGCTGTTCAGGTGTCGGCTGTTCCTTTGCAGTGATTTCCTGTGGCTCGTCCTTTTCGGAATCGTAGATGGTCTCGAATGTGTTGAGATACTCACTTGTGATTTTCTCCGTCAGTGCAGTTACTGCTTTCGTCAGTGCGTTCAGAGAATTAATCAGTTCGAACATTTTGTCCATGGTTTTCACCTCTTCGTCTTTTTTTGATTGGGAATCATTCCTTCTCACCATACAGTCCTCGGATCAGCCTGAAAAATTAGCCCCCTCAAAAAACTTTTTTATAATTTCCACAATTCTTTTTTTGTGAGCAGTAACTGTCGGTGATGACATACCGAGGATTGCGGCGGTTTCCTTCACATTGAAACCTCGCAGATAATGAAGTTCATAAACCTGTTTCTGACGTTCTGACATAGTTTCAACAGCCGCACGGAGCATTTCTACTTCCGGAGATACTTCACTGCCGTCAGGAATATTTTCAATAGCGGCTTTCTCAGAATCATGTTCATCATCAGACATCACATAGTCAATGGAAAGATTCCAATTTCTTGGTGCTTTCTCACCGGGATGAGCGTTTTCCCATTCCTTTACAGCCTGCTTTTCTTCAGCGGTCAGTTCAGGACGACCGTTTTTCAGGTTGTTGCGTACTTCTGCATCATCCAAATGATGCAGAAGTACAATAAACTCTTCAGTAATACCGTCTTTTCCCGGTATCAGGGTAATTGTGCTGCCGTCATAAATCGGATAGGTGTATGTAGTCCTTTTGGCGGCTGGCGTTTTGCGTACTCTCAGTTTTTCAGCTTTTTTCTCATAAATTGGCATAAAAAATTCCTCCATTGTCTTGAATGGAGGAATCGCCCGGCTGCAAAATGGCATAACAAATCAGACTGCACTCCAGAAGGGATTTCACTCCATTCGGTTTGCAGCCGTCAAGCTCAAATTGACAGCCTTGTTATTCTATTGTCCCACACAGCCTGTTGAGCAACCGGTGTCAGTATGTATGAGTCAGCAGTTTAACGTCATACTGGGGACATAAATAGACGGAAAAGTCAACCTCTCCCGTTATTCATGGAAAAAGTAGAGGTTAAAACGAACGGTTTTTGTAACTTTGTAAATTTTGCGTAAAATCACTTCCGCCCTCTTAAAAAATTATATCAAATGTGATATAATATAATCAAATCTTTAGTTTTCATGTCAAATTAGGAATAATATATTGAAAAGGAATATGAATATGTCAGAATTGAATTTCCAGTTACTTGAAGAAAATATCCGTATGCTCCTTGTGAAAAACAATATAACGCAGCAGAAACTCGCAGAAATTGCAGGTATGACGCAGGCTAACGTAAGCAAAGCATTGAATCGTAACGAAAAGAAACGTTTTACTCTTGATCAGGTATATAGAATTGCACAGTACTTTGAAGTATCTATTGATAGCCTTGTAGGGAATCCAGCTGAAAATTCAGCAGGTACAAGTCCACGTGATGCCTTCCGTTTCATTACAAAGTTTCTCTCTGTTGGAAAATTGAGGACTGCTGAATTGACAGTAAAAGAGACAAAATATGAGCAGGAATATGGTAATGGCTTAATGGAACACAAACCACGAGAAATTGATGACACATATCCCGTTTTCTTCTTTCCGGATTATGAAAGGTTCTCCGATTATAAGTTATCAGATCAAGACGAAGTCGACTTACATATGGAATTTTGTGCTCGTGGAAACGATACAAGATTTCTATATCTGAACAAAATATTGAAGAAGATGATACCACTGATTGCACAGTACAGGGACGGTGATATTCCGGAGGAGGCTTTTCAAATGATTGTTGATGGCTATGCAAATCAATTGCCAGATAAGTAATAAGATAGAATTTAGATTCTATTATTCATATGTTATACTGTTCTAAAGCCAAATAAAGATTTTGTGCAGAATATTGTTCAGGTTTAGAATAGAGGGGAGTATAAGGGTTGACGATGTTAGTTACTCACTGTCATTCATTTTTGAGATAAGATCATCTATCATCTCCTCCAGCTCACGGCAGCTTATGCTGTGAAGGTTGCCAAAGCGGTTAACAACTGAGTCAGCAACTTCCGGTGAATGGTTAATGCTGACGGCAGTGAGTAGATTGGATGCCCGTTTTTCGTTCTGTCGTTGTCATTAATTAATGCCTCCTTTAAAATTTACAAAATTTACACTTTTCTCATTGCCTTTTTGTTGAATCTGTGGTATAATGTAGATGTGACAATTTTGTGAAGAGATGTTTGCAATTCGATTATGGTGTAATTTTACCACCATCGAATGAAACTTTCAAAGCGATTAAGGACGTTTAAGTATGATTAGGTATGTTTAAAGGAGGCACCTTTATGGTATTCAGTAATTTTGCACAGGTTTTGTATTCCGTTCTTGCAGAAGGACGCAGCTTTGCACAATTTACAAGAAACTTGTTCTTAAACATTACTGATTACAGCGATTCAGAAGAAAACCCTATCGAAGATGCTGAGGACGGAACATTGAAAGCCTACTATACGGGAAAAAATGGCATTTCAAGATTTGCAAAGAAAATAAACAGCCACTTGGATACCCAAAAATTCGAGATGTATTTAGAAAGATTTCCGTCCGGTACTGCAATGCTTATTCGTGATGTACTTCTCCCATTTGATTCACAAATTGATGAATTCAATTGCTATAAAAGGTGTGCAAGCATACTTAAAGATATCATAATTACGGCAGCAACACAAAAAAGAAAGCCTAAAAAGGACATCAGTATTACGTCTGTAACTACAGCACCCAGAGAGGTTGACTCTGATTTTAAAACTCGGTTGTTGCTCGAAGCCTCTGGAATATGTGCAAATGATAATTGCAATAAGCCACTAAGCATAACTAAGGGGGAAGATTATCAATGTTACTTTGAGTGTGTAATTATCGACAGTGCACTTCCACAAGATTCCTTTGAGAATAATATAGCTTTTTGTCCTGAATGTGCAGCAAGGTTTAGAATGAGGGCTACTACCGATGAAATTCAAAGAGTTAAAGAAATCAAAAAGCAACTGATTCAAGATGCAGCCGATAAGCAAATGTTATCAGAAAGCCAAGTGACAGATGGTGTAAAAAGAGTTATTCAGAAAATCTCTAAATCACTTACAGATGAGCCAAAGGTTCAGCTCTCTTATAATACGGCGACTATTGATCAGAAACTTCTTGCGATAAGCAAGCCTTTATGTATAAAAGTCAAGTCATTTGTAAATGAATACTACAATGTTGTATATGATGCATTCATTCAGATGGATAAATCAAAGGTTATACGGTTTGAGCCGTTTTCACTACAAATGAAAATGAATTATATCCAGCTTGTTCAGAGTGGAACTGAACCAGTTAAAATTTTTGATAAACTTGTGGACTGGATTGTAAGTATCACAAATGAAGATCGATTGTGGTGTGAAATTATTGTTTCATACTTTGTACAGAAATGCGAGGTGTACAATGCAACTTCCGAACAAACTATATAGTTATAACTATAGCGTTCTTTCAAAATTTCCGATTTTACTTAAGTCTCTTCAAAAAGGGGATGTTCAAGTACTATCTCTATTTATGAGTAATCAGGACAAATTCGAGAGTATCAATGATTTTATTGAGACACTTGATGCACTTTACGCCCTGCGAAAAATAGATTATGATGATGAAAAAGGGGTGATACATTTTGTTATATGAAATCCAATGTGATCGTTTTATCTCAAACGGTCAACCAAGACCGCCGATTCGTTTTAACAGCGGTTTAAATGTGGTATTGGGCGGAAGAAATGCAGACAACTCTGTTGGAAAATCGACATTTATGCTGATTATCGATTTTGCTTTTGGCGGAGAAACATACGCAAAATCGCAAACTGCTCTTCACATCGGAAATCACCTGATCAAATTTGCTTTCAAGTTTGCTGAGACACTCTACTATTTCTCTCGTGATGTTGTGAATGCCAATACGGTTAATGTATGTGATGCAAATTATAATGTGCAGTCAACACTTTCAATTGACAATTTCAGGAAAAAACTTCGAGAACTATATAATATCACATTGAGAAACGGCTCTTTTCGTGGAATCGTGGGTCCTTATTTCAGAATTGCCGAGATTGAAAATCACAATAGTTTGAAGCCACTTCATGCATTCCCAAGCCAAAAAACGATTGATGCGATAGTGGCATTAGAAAAGCTATTTGATGAATATTGGCATATTGAGACCTGCAAATAAAAGTCAAGCCACAATTCAGTGAATTTACAAACAATTC